ATCAATAGGACTTCTTAGAAAAATGCTGTGATAAAGCTGCGATTCTTTCCTAAATATCCCTTGACATTCTATTATGCACGTGTATAATTAACTCCATCGACAACGAATAATAAGGAGCAAGAAAATGTTAGGACGCCACGTAATCAAGAGAAACGCAGAAATAGAATCCAAGCTTAGCACCGAGACAAGAGCGATAATGGAAGGGATGAACGTCTACAATCCTATGTTCGGTGGAGGGGATAAAGAAATTTGGAATGCAGCGGCAAAAAAATTTAATACGGCGGCTGTGGAGGAATTAGGTGAGGAAGCGCAATCTATTCTTCGGAGGGTATTCCAATGAAATCCCCAACAAAAATCGTAAGCTCCAATGAAATATACCCCATCCTGGAAAGCTGGTTCTTGGTCGTAAACGGCAGCGGAGGTTATGACACGAGGCCCCACATGCCGGATGAAACCGGCGTAGACGGATTCCCCAAAGATTACGTCCTTGAAGGCTTACCGTTACCCGTCAAGACTATACACAGATGGTCAGGAACCGACAAAGAAGAGCGCACAGAACCTTACTGTGATACATCCACAGTTTTGTATGATTACCCCGTATTTGTCGTACCCCATTACAAAGGCTCTAGTTTTGTCGGAGAGACTACATACGTTAGGCGTGATATGGAGCGCGATATCTGGTACGTATATGAAAGCGCAACTCGCTCTTGAGCATATCGGGGCTTTCAAGTATGACACTGTAAGGCGCATCCACTCCGGGAAAGTGAAACTCACCTCAAGCAGGATACGTGATATCTCCATTGGAACTTTCTATATAAAGCCATGGGTAGCCGATATAACCGATGAGAGACGGGTACTGCGATACAACAAGGACGCAAGCCAAGCCAACAGCGCATTCACCAGAGGCGTATATCTCTGGTTCATTCTGGAATCAGGGCGGCTTTACGAGGTCTTTGAAATGCTCTCGTGGACGCGCACCGCAAAGTACTGGTGCACAGTTACAGAAAACGGTGATATCCAAAAACTATCTTTTGAAGAAAAAGAACAATGGCTAAAAAACCGTTAGGGATTGACGTTCTTGCCGCAGCGCGTGAGCGAATATCAAAGGTGTTTGACGATTTCCCGCGCATCTATCTTTCCTTCAGTGGCGGCAAGGATAGCGCTGTCATGATGCATCTTGTAATGGCAGAAGCGCAGCGCAGGGACAGAAAGATAGGCGTCTTATTTATTGATCTTGAGGCGCAGTACAAGCTCACGATAGACCATGTCGAGGAAATGTTTGCCTTCTACGAAGATAACATTGATCCGTATTGGGTATCCCTGCCCTTGCACATGCGTAACGCCGTCAGTCAATACGAGCCGCAGTGGGTATGCTGGCAACCCGACAGGAAAGATGACTGGGTAAGACAACCGCCCGAATCCGCTATTACCGATCAAGACCACTTCCCTTTCTTCCGCTACGCGATGGAGTTCGAGGAATTTGTGCCTGCATTCGGAGACTGGTACTCCCAAGGAAAACTGTGCGCGTGTTTCGTCGGGATCAGATCGGATGAGTCTTTGAACCGCTATCGGACTATAGCCGGGAAGAAAAGCACGTTTGAGGGTCGGCAGTGGATGACATGGTTAGGCGGAAACGTTTACAACACCTATCCGATTTACGACTGGCGCACAGAGGATATCTGGACGTTTAATGGCAAGTTCAAGATGCCATATAACCGACTCTATGACCGTATGCATCAAGCCGGACTAAGCATACATCAAGCGAGGATTTGCCAGCCCTACGGAGACGATCAGCGCAAAGGGCTGTGGTTATTTCACATAATTGAGCCGGAAACATGGGCGCGAGTCGTTGCTAGAGTAAACGGAGCAAATCAAGGGGCGTTATACGTGCAAGAGTCAGGGAATGTTTTGGGGTATCGCGGGATCACGAAGCCAGAAGATATTACATGGAAAGAGTTTGCTCACAGACTCATGGCATCAATGCCGGATAAAACAGCAGAGCAGTATCGCAATAAGATAGCTGTGTTTCTGAGATGGTACGAGGAGAGAGGATACAGGCACGGCATACCGGATGAAGGGTCTATGACAGACAAAACGACGCCGAGTTGGACTAGGGTTTGCAAGGCATTGTTGCGTAATGACTACTGGTGCAAAGGACTTTCTTTCAGTCAGAACAAGACAGCGGCTTTCGACAAATATCAAAAACTAATGAAAAAACGGAGAGCAGAATGGAATCTGATCTGACGCAAAACATTATTCAAGATTGCATAAAGGCTTTCCCGCGATTGACGGAACTTGACGAAGAAACCCGCATGGATGCAATAAATGAAATACGTAAGGCTTTGAGGGAGTACTCGCCTCTAAAGCGGGAACCGGTGGACTGCGTTCTATGGGTAAAGGCTGATGAATTGCATGCTAATGACTACAACCCGAACAGCGTGGCCCCGCCTGAAATGCGACTGCTTCAGCTATCGATCATGCAGGACGGGTACACTCAGCCTATAGTCGCATGGCCTGATGCGGAAGGAAGCTATGAAGTAGTGGACGGCTTTCACCGTAACCAAGTGGCACGGGAAGTCGGGGCAGTTAAAAAGCGCGTCATGGGTAGAATGCCCATCGCCGTAATAAATACGGATCGGACCAGCAAAGAAGATCGGATAGCTGCAACAATACGCCACAATCGCGCAAGAGGGAAACATCAGGTAGATGCAATGTCTGATATTGTCGTTGACCTAGCAAGGCGCAACAGGTCGGACGAGTGGATTGCAAAGGAGCTTGGTATGGAACCTGATGAGGTTTTGAGATTGAAGCAGATCACCGGACTTGCAGAATTATTCTCAGATAAGGAATTTTCTGAAGCATGGGAAGCGGTATGAAAAAACACATTCCGAATCCTACTGGTCGTCCGTCTAAACTAAAGAATGGACGGGACCGCACGATTTATATCGATGATGAGTCGTGGGAGAAAGCGAAGAAGATAGGAGACGGCAAGCCTAGCGAGGGGATACGGCGAGCGCTGGCGAATTGCAGCCACGTACAGCCGCTCGAAGTTTAATCTCGCACATCCAGCGCTCCTCAATCTCGGTACGCAGTGCCCTGTTGATTGTCACCGCATCGTCTGCTGCTGACACTCTATCCACGGCATAGGCGTCTTTGCACTCTGCCGGCATGGGCACGTCGCAGTAAACCGGGATCGGTTTCTCTACCACCTGAGTCTGAATGATCGGCTTGCTGGAGCAACTGGCCAGGATCAGGCTAACTGCCGCTATGGCGATTCTGTACATATTCCTTTTGCTCCTCGATGATTGCGGCACACTGCGCGTCTTGAGCGGTAGGTACAGGCGGCAGCGCTTTGATCGATACGATGGCCGCCTTGTGCTTTGCCGTCATGGTCTCAGCATTCTTCATCGCTTCTGATGCGGCTTTCTCTCTATCCTCGACGGCCTTGACGACAACGGCAACGCCCTGGCGCACGCCTGCGATATCGGTCTGGCATTCCCCGTTCGCTGTTTCCAGCATCGCACTACGTGACTCGGCTTTATCCTTGGCGGATTCGGCAAGCGCAACTTCTGCGCCATCTTTCCATCCTTTCACGCCCCAGCCTCCGCCGAAGCCGATGGAAAATGCTATGAGAATAATTGCGATTAATGTCACTTTTTAGGCCCTTGCCTTACCATTAGCCACTGTTTTTTAATCGATTGTAGGGCTTCCTATGAAGCCGGTTTTTGCACAAAAATTAAGCAAAGGTAGGGACAGCCCATTGGTCATCCCCTTAACCTTTCGGGGTTGCTTAGGCTGCGGCTTTCGCGGCCAGATCCTGCCCGATTTGCATCAGGGGAACGTTGACGCCATCGTTCACCATTTTCTGCAGGTTGACGTACGCTTGGCGGTCGAGAACGACACGCTTGCGATCGTCATTGAACAGCGTTCCATCAGCGTTTTCCGCGCCGAGGTAGATCGTCACCAGCAACTTGTCGGCGGGAACTTGCACATTTTGTTCGGACATTTTCATTTCTCCACAGTTTGTTTGGGCAGGATTGCCCGGGTACATCTTCGTCACTACTTTCCCGTTCTTCAGGCGCCGGGATTTGCCTATGAGACCCATACTGGCAAGATAGAGCTTGATCGCTCTATGCTCGGCCAGCGTGGGCGCATCATCCTTCTCATGAAAAACCATTCCTTTGAATTCGTAGCTCGCATCTTCAATGTGGACACTCACCACTCCACGATATGGAAACTCTCCCCACCCGGGATAGAGGAATCGAATCAGCCCGACGGTAGGCTCAAGCCATTCGATCGTTACAGTGGGGCATATCTGCTTATGGCCGAGCAAGTCCCATATCTCGGTCACGCCCTGCCCTCGCATATTGCCCGTTCCTCTGCCCGGCGCTTCACGAGTCCGGACAGTACGCGTCCACCCTGCTTGTTCCACATATCGAAGGCTGCGCAGGCGCCAGCATAATCCTCGGCATTAAATCGCTTCGCCACAGTCGAGCCGCAGAACGCGTTGACCCCGATGTTGTAGGCAAGAGAAACGCTGGCCGCGAATTCGTATTGATACATGGGAGCGGTGATACAGCGGCGAACGCCCTGCGCGTAGACGGAGTCGACCTCCTCGAGCAGTCGCACAAGCGATCGCTCTGGCGTGGTCTTATCTCCCATGTGGACGTTTTTGGTTGAGCCAAAGCCGATCGTCGGCACATCGCCGGGAACCGGGATGTAAGCCTCTTCCCGGTATCCCTCGTGTACGGCGATCCCTACCAGAGTCGACGCGGCAAGTACCATCGTGGCGATAGTGGTCCGGATTTGAGTCGGAGTTGGATTGATCACTCCATAACCTCCACCGGAGCATCAGCCATACCCTTGATGAGCTCCACGGCATGCAGGGCACTTTCCTTACGGTCATACGACTGCCGCGGATCCACCTTTTCATTGTTCGCAGCGATGATCGCAAAGCGCCACTGCCCCGCATACTTGCCGCGCTTAATCTTGATGACACGGAATTTCATTGCGCGAGGCCCTGGTCAATGAGGCGGGCCGGAGCCACCAATGCTGCGAACAGTACACTCAGTGCTCCGAGAGTCGTGGCAACCGCAGCCCATGTCTCCGGAGACAAGCCGACCAATCCGGCCGGAATCACGGTGACTATCTGCTGAAAAATGGCAAACAGAGTCGAGCCCGCGCCCATCCGCACACTCCATGCTTTCTTTAAAACGTCCTTCCAGTTCCACACCAGATTCATTCTTCTTCCTCGATTCGTCTCAGGCCTTGCCGTGCTTTGGCCCGCTCGTATGTCTCATAATCTTCCCGGCATCCGGCGTCACAGAAAGCGCCGATCGACACCTCATCGCAGTTCAGGCAGCGGCCGTAATGCTTGGGAACCGGCTTTCTCATTCTTGCTGCGGCAGACCTCTCCAGCTCTTCGCGTTCAGCAGCGCGATCCAGGTCATCCATGCTCTTCCAGGCACTCCAGCTTTGCCTTGATGTCGCTCTTCTCGTCGCCGGTTTCGATGCCGGCGCAAGGATTGACCGGAGGCGTTTTAGGTTTCGGTGCAGGCTTTACTTCCTTTACCGGCTCTTTCGGTGCTTCCCGCGGCGCAGTGATTTCGATAGCTGGGGAAATTGGAACAGGCTTTGTCTCCGGCTTCTGTTCCATCGGCGGAACGGTACAAGCCGCCAGAATGATGGCGGCGATAATAAAAGCTGATCGCATCATCTTCTCCTGTTTGGCCATTGCTCAATGATCCTGTCGAGCTTGTCATTGAACTCCTTCATCGTCTCGCGCTGTTCGGCGCGAGCGGACTTGATCTCGTCGCTCAAACGGTCGTTCGTGCGCTCCTGAATGGTCCACTCGCGCTTGAGGACGGCGATATCGTTCTGGAATGTGTTGTAGGTGGCTATTCCTGATGCCGCGAGAGTCAGTAGACCTATGATGCTGCCCATAGATAACTGAAAATCCGTGGGCCTCTTGCGCCTTGGCCTTTCTTCTTCCCCGTCGCAGGTCATTACTTACCCCACGAGCCAGGCGAACATGATCAGGACGAGAACGACGGCAAGGCCAGCGCCTACAATCACAGCAGTCCAACTGGAGCTCTTTATCTTCTCGAGCAGAGAGTCAGCCTTGGCGTCGGCTTTGGCATTCTTCGCGATAATTTCTGCCAGTCCATCTTCAAAGTCGTTGCTCATTCTTCGTCTCCGTCTGTAAAAAGTGATGCCGGTCATAATAAAAAAGCCGCTCTAAGCGGCTTTGCGTCCTGCTGCTGCCCATCCTGGAGTTGGATGATCTGATACCGCCCCGATACTCGGCGGATTGGTGTGATACTTTCCGAAGAAATCTCGTCCTCCTAGATACGTTCCGCCACGTTTTACCGTCGCCGCAGTAGCACGATGCTCAGAGTCGAGCAATGGATCGACTGTCACGGTTCCGGTATACGCTCCAGAGCGGTCTACAGAGCCATAGCCATAGACACAGTTATTACTTCCAGAAAACCCCGCGCAAGTCGTGTCTACATCGATACCGTACGTTCTAGTGCCTTTCAGGATATTGTTCGTGATTACCCCATTTTGAGCGTAAGTAAAGAACGCTATCTCACCGTTGTGCGCTCCGACTCCGGTATTGTTTGCGTAAAAAGTATTGTGCCGGATCGTGCTATTCCAGCAAGCTGAACCAGCTACGCCAGCCAACTGATTCCCGTAAGCGATATTGTTTTCAATGGTATTGTTATCGCCACGATTGATCGTGAAGCCAGCGCCTTCGTTGTCAAAAGATTTATTACGACGGAGGATCGAGGAATCGGTAAAGTCATCAAGCGCAAAGCCATGCCCCTCATGGTCTGGTGCGGTCTGATCCCATACGTTTTCGTAGGACTCGCAATCTTCCACGAGAATGTTGTAGCAGCGACCCCAGGCATAAACCACACTCTGGCTGGAAGGGTTAGACGCCGAGTTCATATTGATGTAAAGCACCCCGCCGCTTACTCCGAACTCGCCCAGAGTAGGAGTAGTTGGAGTGCTGGTATTTTTTGTAAGCCGCTGGTATCCGCTGACTGATGTTTTGACGTAGTACACATCAGTCTCATAAGCGGCCAACGTCTTTTGCCAAATCGTACCGCTCGTATTCGTCCAGCCGCTTGATGCATCAGTACGCCTTGCCTTACAGGACAAGCCATGCCCACCAGCAGCTGCATTGAAACCATTTCCGTAAAACTTGCAGCGCCGAACCGTTACGCCCCATGCCCCGTTTATCAGCAGTCCATGAGTACGGTTATCAAAGAAATGGCAATCCTCTATTACATAATCAGTCGTTGCTCCGGTTGAAGTTGCAGTTGCCCCGATAACCAGACCTGAGCCGCCGTACTTCATGTTCGTAAAATAGCATCGTCTTATTCTGTGTCCGCTATTAGCCGTAGCGCCGCTAGCCAGGATGTACATCGAATAAGAGACTTGATTCAGCCCATCAAAGTACAGATCGCTGATGTCTATGTTGCTCAAGCCAGAGCAATTGATAATGAAGTCACTCGCCGGAGTTCCAGAAGCCACAGGCTTGAAAGTCGCATAAGGAACAGAGGCGGGCCCGTACGCTCCTACTATTGTTCTGTTAGTCGAACTCAGGCCAGAGCGGAAGCCTATATTCGCCGTAGTAATGACTTGAGTCGTGCCACGCTTGAATAGGTAAGTGTCAGAGTTGGTCCCTAGCCCCGCAACACGGAATGCATCATAGCTCTGTTTTGCAGTTGCCTCACTTGTCCCTGCGTTGGCGTCCAAGCCGTTAACTGAATCAAAATACCACGTGGTCATTAGTCACCTACGAAATGCAGAACACGGAAATACTCAAGAGTCAGCGCATCACCAGAGTTCGCGCGCTGGCCTATGATTCGCAGAGTCTGGTTAACCGAGAAATCGATTGTGTAAGTAGCGGGAGTGCCGGAACCAGCCGTGACGTATGTATTGTCATAAGGCTGTATCTGGGAGTTCAGAGCGTTCCGGTTAGCCAGTACGATCAGTGGTGCTTCTTTAACGCTCGTGGTGCGCGTTGCTGTGTAGACCACGGTTGAGCCAATCGCCACGCTCAGGATTTTATTATTCGCGCTACTAGCGAATGTCCAGAGCGGTTCGATCTGAAGGATGCTGTTTACGCCGAGCGTTCCGGCAAGGATATTGAAGGTATAAAGCTCTTCGTCCACAGCCGAACTTGAGCAGGAAGAAGCGACAGCCGAGCCAGCCAGGACTTCTACAGGACGCAGTATCAAGGGATAGACCGCATCAGCCGCCCCGAGATAGCCTATGATGTTGTCGCTATCGTCTAGATGGTACGGAACCTTGGTAGCCTGAGCCGCGTTGAGGTTATCCAGATTCGTGTCGTGCTCAGGAAAGGTTAAAGCCGCCCCTTTCGTTACGCGCTTTACTACTGTTGCAAGATCATTCCAAGCCATTAGCGCCTCGTTGCCCTGAGCGTTGCTTGTGCGGCTTTGTGCGCGTTAATACGTGCCGTATCGCCTTCAGTCAACGCCCTAATAATCTTCAAGTCAGCAGCCATGAGTTGAGCGTCTACAGCGTCATTCCACGCGGCGTCTTTTTGTTCATCAGATACTGGTGCTAATGGTGTTTTGGTAACAACTCCATTGACCAATTTCCATATGCCGTCGACCTCAGCGATGGTCCTTGCAAAGATTTCATCCGTGATCTGAATAGCATCACTCGGAGCAGGTCCAACAGCGCTATCATATCTGGCGATAAGAACCCCACTTTCATTAAACTGCGCGTATTTCATCTAATACCCCAAAGCAAAATAAACGATGTAATCATTCGCTTGCGACGCACCGGTATACTCCGCATAATCGAACGCGCATGTCGTTGTACTGGATGATCCAAAATCCCATACAACAGTAGCCGTCGGGTAAACACCTGAGTTCGTGGCAAATGCGGGAATGACATTCAAAACCGCCGTAGGAAACGCCAAAGGAAAAGTAAGGCTAACCGTTTGCGGGCCCGCCACCAGATCACCCAGATTTGCCGATCTCCCCCATTGCATGATCAATCCACCGGGTAGCTTTTGATATCCGCTTGTTGCGTAGCTCTTAGCGGACGCGAGGTTAGAAGGCGTTACCGCCCTTGTCGTGTCAGTCCCTGCCATAGCTTCAGCATCAGTGGCAAGCTCGACAACTCCAGTCGCTGAAGTAGTCGCGGCCTGTTTCAGATTTGCGAAGGCCATAGCAGCAGTGCTTGCACCGGTTCCCCCGTCCGCAATAGCAAGGTCTGTAATGCCGGTAATCGTGCCGCTAGTAATTGCGGCGGCGCCGATTAAAGAGCCTCCGGTCAACGATGCCACCTGCCAGCCATCGGCTGTTCCGCTAACTGATGACACGGGCCACGTCATCATTACTTCATTAGCCGCAGTGGTGTAATTTGCTCCGCCAGGACAACGCAGAGTCGTTGAGTTGTTCGTCAACGTTACCGCACCAGAGAACCTAAGCAGGATCGGTCCACGGTAGTTCGCACCGAAAGACGTGATGCCAGTCGTGCCGGTTATCCTCAGCTTTGTAGATAACTGTCCTCCGATATCGCAGGTTGCGGCAGAGGCCAAGTCCAGTTCAGATTTTTGCTGGAACTCATTAACCGCATCCCAAAAGTCAGAAAAGCCCTGTCTGGCTGTGGCGTTGCTTGGATTTGGATAAGGAGCTGAAATAGCCGTTTTTGCAGGAAGCATTGTCATTGCTAGTAACCCTGTATAAGAATATCTGCCGTAGCGCCTGATACCGCTACGTGTGCTGCGTTGTAAGCCTTGATACTCGGAGCCAATGGAACAGATTTATTCGTCTCAACCGTTATCGCCCCGCTTCCATTAGCCTGAAGCTGGACGTTCACTGTTTTGATGCTGTGGAAACTCTTGGTATAAGGAATTACTGTTCCGCTTGCCGAGATAGCCAAGTCAGCAATTGTTTCCAGAATGTCCGGAGCGTCAACTATCAGGCTGAAGCTGACTATCTTTCCTTGCGTGTTCCCTGATCCAATCGTTACCCGAAACTGATAATCCGCATTCTTCGCCGTGATCTGCCCGGGCCAAGGTATCCACGTAGGCGAGTACGATCCGAAGAACGCCCCTGTTTCAGAGAACGCTCCAAGGTCTACCGCCAAGAAAGAATTAGGATTGCTTGGATCGAAATGAGCCGCGTCTGCTACTGCAAACGAGTTCGGGTTATTACTGTCAAAAGTTCCTGCATCGATTGCGTCAAATGCCTCGGGGCCTGGAGCATAGAAAGCGTCAGAATCGGTAGCGTAGAACGGCGCATCATCCGCTCCGTAGAACGATCCTTCTCCCGATATCTTGTACTCAATCTTTACGTCTGTGCCTTCAGATACCAGGTCAAGCGTAATCTTCGAACCAACAAGGCCGGATGAAATCGTTACGACATCCGACTCATAAACCATCGCTCCAAAGCCAGCAGCAGGCTTGTAAAACGATCCCGTGCTGCCATAGAACGATTGGAGGTCATCGCCGTAGAACGAATCAGCCGCGTTGGCTATTAACGTTCCGCTCGACAGAGAGCAGTTCGTCAGCGTTCCGGCAAACGTAGGATGAAAATCATGCTCTTCAACTACGTTCGCTACAGGAGCATCGCCTAGATTCGTGAATATCTGAGCCGCATTAACCGACTCATTTCCTGACGTATCCAGCGCCTTGCCCATAATCGTCACGGAGCCATAGGGCAGCGCGATCAGGTCATAGGGTGAGCCGGTTACTATTCCGTTGTGAAGAGGGCTCGCGGTTCCCCAATCAAGGTTATTGCCGTAGTGATACCTAAAGACATATCCCGCAAGGTCAAGGTCTGTTACCTCAGTCCATGTCAGGATTGAACCGTCTATCGAAAGATTATCTACATCACCCGGAGGCTCGGACTTCCCTATTACTTGATGGAGGTCCGCATAGGTCCAATCCGACTTGACGTTCAGGTATGGATCAACCGCCCTGCCCCGTACCGAATACCAAGCTAAATCTTCAACAGGCGAGAGGTACAGTCCAGTATCGCTACCGGTTGCAGTCGTCTTTCTCCAAACTGTCTCTGAGTCCTTCTTCCATTCAATCTCGACTATGCCGCCGTAGAATGTGACTCCGGACGTGTCATTCCAGGTAACGTGTATCCGGGAGACAATCGTTCCGTCTTGCTGAATCAGCAGAGAATCCGTCCCTGAACTCAGCGTCAGGAAAGTGAGCTTGGTCGCAAGGAACGGGTTAGGAAGATCGGTGTTTGGCGTATCGTCGAGCGTGACGGTATCAGCCAAGTCCCAAATACTTGCTACGTCCTCCTTCAGCGTGAGACTGATAGCCGCTGTAGGCGAGTAAGACTTATCCGTTACGCGATAGACCTTCGCTGTCTGGCCTAGAAAAGCACTGGTTAAGGTGACTCTATCCCCGACATGGATATCCCATGCTTTCAGGGAAAACTCAGCCTTGACCGTAAAACCGTTACGCTGATCCTCTACCTGAATACGGGCTAGGTTATGAACGCGCTGCGCCGAATCGGTAAACGGGAAATTAATATCCGCGAACTTGTCCCGTCCGTCAGCAGCGAGATACGTTGCGTTCTGGTACGGAGGGTAATCAGTCGCTACGTACAGATTCTCAGCAGTTATATTCTGCCCGCGTACTCCGTTGATAATGTCAGCATCCGAGATACCGGGAGTTACAGCCAATGAACCGACTATGTCAGACTGCTCCAAAGACGCGATAGGAGCCACGTACTTGCCAGCAAATACTTCCCATGTAGTCGAGACTATGCCGCCAGCCATAGCATCAGCCATGGCCTCTAGAATCTGTGCCTGATCCTGATCGGCTGTGACAGTCCCGTTCAGCGTATACAGCGCACCGAACGATTGAGGCTCATCGCAGACATTAGCGGCTGTGATAATGAAGCTGAGTGGTATGTCCGATACCGGCACATTGCAGAACGACGAGAGCAAATAATCGTATATCGCTAGAGCCGGGTTAGTGCTGTACGCCGTTAGCCCAGTACGCGGGTCGTAAAGCTTCTTGCCCCGCATTAATACGTTGATATCCGGCAAGCCACCTTGGAACTCAGCCTGTCTTAAGTCGAGCCGGATTACTGTATAGGTGAAGCCACTAAGAACAGCAGTGTCTTTCCACTTCGCTCCGCACTCAGCCAGCAGGGACGCGTCAGCCGGATCGCCAGGAGTGCCTAAATGCTTCTTTACACGTACCTGAGCGTTCGTTACTTGATACTGGTAAGTGACGCTGTAATGGTCAAACGTGAATGTCCAGCCAACAGGCAGACCGGCAGGCAACGATCCGGTGACGGTAATCGTGTTGCCTACTCTGGTATAAGTTACCTCGCCGCTAAGCGGTATGATCCCGCTGACACCACCTATACTGCCACTACCGTATGCAATGACCTTGACCGAGCTAGACGGCGTATGCTGGAGCGTGAAGGGAGATGTGGCGAACGTCTCCGTTATGCTCTGCGTCGACGAATTGACAAAGTAATCGCCAGTTGTGACGAAACCATCATCGTCAAGTGGACCTAGAGCCTTATTGTTGATGTAAATCTCATCTATCGATTCTGATTCGCCGGCCGCGTGAACGCAGACTAGATGCTTGAATTCCTCATTGCTGCCACTTGCGAGCATGGCTACAACGTCCGCGCCTACCTTGGCCTTTCCATAGACGTAGCGATGGGGTGCATCGGTAGCAACGCGGGTAATCGTCCTGTCCTGTAGGCTGTTCAGGAAGTCTTCCCTGGCCCTTGCAGCTTGTCTCTTCGCCTTCTTCGCTGCCGCTTTCTGGGCCACGGCGCCATATACCGTTGTGCCAATGGTTAGAGCGATAGACGCAACTGTGAAAATAGTTGACGCTGATAGGCCAATCCCGGCAATAATTCCGGGAATTGCCGCTAGTAATGGCGGCATTTATATCTTCCAGGCCAAATTAGCGCAGTTGCGATCCCTGAATACCAGTCCAGACTCACCGACAGACACAACATGGCGACCAGAAAATAAACAAGCTGTCCCGTCGATAATGGTTAAATCGCCATCTTGAGCCATCGTTGGTTTTATCTGCTTTAGGTTACTTTGGAACAAAAAAAAGAGACCATTTAGGTCTCTTAGTTTTTTTGCCGCTTGTCGCGCCGTTCGCCACGGCCTATGTTCTGTCAGGTAATCTCGCCCTGTCTTAAGCTCTAGCCATCCTATTGAGAAGGTTACGCAGTCGTTTTCTCCCCACTCAAAAGGCTTAGCGCGATGATCTTCGATATAGTCTGATAACCTCACTGACCCATTCTTTGTTTAAGTATGGCCTGCTGCTCTTTGGTTACGATCGTGTATCCCCTAGCTTCCATACACATGACACTTAAATCCCTTTGACGCTGTACTAAGTCTATTTGACCGTACATCACTCCATACCGTGGATCAGCAACTTGGGCATGTTTAATAGCCTCATACTCGCATTGTTTTGCATCAGTCTGGTATTGCTGCTGATTGCCGTGCGGATGGCTAAAATTTACAGGCTCAACCGAAGCGCAGCCGGCAAAAATAACAGTAAGGAACAGAACAAATTTTTTCATTTAATAGCCCTCTTGTTAAACCACAAGAATGCTATTACGGCAAACCCCTGTCAACATTCAGTTGATACTTCGTTGAAACTTCGCACTAGCCCATACAACAGGCTCCGCGATCAGTCCGGTTAGCATGTCCAGCCCTGTATCGGTCGGATACCGGCTTTTCTGTTGCGCTGCGTTAAGCCGCAATCCTGGTTGACGCTTTAATCCATAAGCCGAGGTTTCACACTTCAGAGCAACTCCGCCTTCCTCCCCATCCACGCTCACCGCCATGGTATCCATGATACCGCGCCAACAAAGAACCGGAGTCCCGACAGGCTGGAATGACTCATCCAAAGGACAGAAGTAAAGTCGCGCATTCCTACCGCGATACTCTTCTACATTACCAATTGCCAAAGCAAGAATTGAAGTCTGAGCTATGTTTAGAGTAAACGTCATACTCTTAGACTCAACGCCTTCCGATTCTTCTATCGGGCTAATTGCGCCAATAGAGCCTAACCCTATCCAATCGTGCCCGCCCCATGTGATCGTGATGTTCGCTGAACAGATATAGACCGTCTGTGAAAGAAATTGCAACTCAACAAAATAAACCAGTCGCGTTACAGCTTTCTCTATCTCTGCCTGTTGCGAAGTATCTAGAGTTGTCACGGCCTCCAGTCCTCTATCAAATCGAGCATGAAGCCATCAGCTAAAGAAGCTGCATTCTTCCAACTCACCTTGCTATCAACTCTGCGGAATAAGGCCTTCGGTCGATCCCATGTTATAGATTCTCCTGAGGAAAATGAATTGCGCAAGAACGGCTCTACTTGTACCGATATAACTCCTGATCCGTCACTAGTCGCATCGCTTTGAACCATGACGACTTGCTGCGTTAACAACGATCCGATACCTAACCAATCACCTTTAAGCAGAGTCTTTCCAGTTTGACCGCTCGCCACTATGGACAGAGTCGTGTCGCCCTGATTCGCGCTAGTGTTGAGCGTCATAGTGCCGCGCATTGTTCCGAGAGGAACGGGACGGGCCAAATCCCACAGAGCTAATTGATTGGTCTTTCCGCGCAGACCTATGACCAACGTTTTCCATTCGCCGCTATCCGATTCTCTCCCTGGTATCCCCTCCAGAGTAACGGTCCATACTGGCGCAGAGACCTCCGAAGCCTGACTTCCGAATACAGAGTTAAAGGAAATATCATTACGCTGCTGACCCCACTCTGAGCTTCTTACTCCAGCCATGCCGGAATATGTAATTACGCTCATATCACGCCTTGACGAGTCAACTTCTCAACAAGGTCAGCGTTGCCGCGCTTTACCGCGTTGCTGACAATTGCATGTACCTCAGTACGGTCTGCCCTGGAGTCGATCTGGATAACCGGAGCGTAATTGACTGATACTCCTTTCCTTCCACCGTTCAGGATATCCTTGGTCTGGTTAGCGTTGAATATTCTTGATGGTCCCGTTGCTTCCAGTTCCGGCCCTCTCTCACCGACAAGCCGCAGACCGCCGCTGAAATCCCCGCCTGTTGCAAACTTAGGGACAGGCCAGAGGAATTGCCCGAAGTTGGACGAGCCTTGCCGGAATCCCCCGAAAGACTTTCCTACGCCCAAACCACCAAAAATTGAACCGAGAATGCTTAGTCCGCCCTGAAGCAATCCGCCCTTACCGTTGGCGCCAAAGATTGCGCTAGAGAGATTCGCTGCCACAGCATCAGCCAGCATCCTCGCTAACATTTGCTTCCATAGTTGACCTATGTTCTGGAAGTCTCCGCTCAGAGCTTGATAGAGCGAATTTCCTAAATGATTCTGTACGTTCGTTTGAAAACCGATAGCGGCAGCGGTCATTTTATCGACCTCTTCCTTGACCACTTCCGTACTCTTGCCCATGCTCTTTTCTACGGCAAGCTCAAAGGTACGCTGGTCTATCACGCCCTTTTCTAACAGTTCGCTATAGCGCTCTACTTCTTTGTTCAGCTTGTAGAAAGGATCAACGGCTAACTTAAGATTCTCGCCTTCCTTGGTCAGAGCGTCTAAAGCCTCCTGAGCCTGTTTCGCAGCGATAAGACGCTGGTCTGTTGCATCCAGGGCAGCCTGAGCAGTGGTTATGCTCTTCGTGGCGGCACGATCAAAAATGTCCTGGCTTATGGCGCCCTTTTGGAGTAGCTCGACGTACTTAGCCAGTTCCTGATTCCGATTGATAATAGGATCAACCGAAGCGGCAAGTTGTGCACCTTCTTTGCGAAGGGACTCCATTGCTTTCTTCGCGGCTTCAGCAGCAGCCTTAGCTGCTTTTATCTGTTCTTCTGTTGGACCTGTAGGCTTGGCCAGCGGAGTAAAAGAGTCTGGCTTTGTCTTCGCAGCGGCCTCTTGAATGCCGTCCAGTATCTTCTTCAGGGTAAGAGCTTCAATATTTAATTTATTGAAGTCCTCGCCCCAAAAAGAAGAAGAATCTATCCCTACCTTACCGAGCAATTGGCGGCGCAGCAGGATGTCATCCATTGAACTGCGCAAATCATTCAAGCGCTTCTGAAGCTGTTGCTCACCTGTTGGATTAAAGAATTCTCGCCAACCGGCAATTCCTGCCGTCAACTTTCCCACTGCGCTAGCGAATGCGTTGCTTGCTCCAGTGGCTTTATCTATCGCCCCTATCGTCAGGAGAATTTCATTCTTGGCATTCTGGAACGCAGAGCCAATCGTGTTAGGCAGAGTTTCCGCTTCCTTGATTAAGGTTGGAAGTTGCGAACCGAGAGAGTTAACCAGAATGTCCCTCGTTATCTTTCCTTCTTCCGCAAGCTTGCGTAACTGGCCTACAGGAACGCCAATCGAATCAGCCAGCGCCTTCATGATGCGTGGAGCCGCTTCATTGATCGCGTTAAACTCTTCGCCCCGCAACACCCCCGATCCAATGGCCTGAGAGAATTGCAGCATTGCAGAAGCGGATTCTTCAGCAGTCGCCCCGGAGAGCCTAAGACCGAGCGCCATGGCCTGCGTGACTGAGGCTACCTGTGCCTGTGTACCTCCTACATCAAGGAGAGCATTAGAAATGCGTGTATAAAGGGTAGCAGTGGCCTCTAACGAGCTTTTGGAGCTAGAGGATATCCGCTTGATGTTATCGCTTGCCTCCGCAAACTCAGCAGCGCTGCGAGTAGCTAACTTAAGACGGGCCTCAATATTCTGGAATGAGTCAGCCATTGTTGCCAACTCATTCACGCTCAGCGCTGTAGCGATACCGCCGAACGCTCCTTTAATGCCAAACGCAATACTTGAAAATGACTTGTCGATATTCTTGGATACACGAGCCGTGTTAGTCTGGAACTTCGCCAGATCATTCGTCATCTTATCGACGGACGAAGTAAACCTAGCAATGTTGGCGTTGAAATCTACAACGACACCACGTCCAGCCATCTTATAACCCCAATTTCACAGCAAGCAAATCAGCCGCTGACGTAGCAGACCGAACAATCAAATTCACAGCATCTTCACGCTTATCTAAAAACGCTTTCTCGATAAACTTCTTGCCGGGAATGAGCTTCTTCTTCTTTCCAGCCTTCCATCCATCTTCCTGATATGGAGCGTAGTAAGCGCCCTTCTTTCCTTTTCTTACTGACAGATAAACACCAATCATTCCGTCAGATTTTTTTCCGTTATGTATCTTTGAGCGAGATACACGGATGCTGCGCTTGAGAAGGCCGGTCTTTACCGGAGCATTAGCCTGAGCCTGTTTCTTGACAAGATTCGCACCCTGACGCAATGCGCCCAAAACAACCCTGTCTCCTAGTTGCTGAGAGTAGGAATACAACTTCCTTTGAACCTCTCGCAGTCCGGTTACTGTGATTGTTTCGGCCATTCAAAATCCCTGATCGTTACAAGCTGAACCAACAGCGATTCAACGTCCTCGATGCCGTAAATCTCGCACATGAGCTCCAGAAGATTGCCATCTATCTGCCGGCCCATCATGATCCATATCTTTACAGCTAACTCGCATTCCTTGGGAGGCCCGCCTGGTGGAAAAGGCTGTTTTAGCTCTTCCAGCCAGGCCGCTATTTTTTTTCGCTGGCTACCAGGCTCTCAGCGTGAGCGGAATATTCCTTGGTGATAGCAGAGGTTAGGTCGCCCCAATATTTGGGCTGGTCTGCTATCCACTCAACAAACAATGCATGGTCAAAGGGAACAGGAACAGAGTCGCCACTAGGGATTAGGTCTAGTTCGGTTATCCCCTCCCATCCTTCGACGAATCGCTCTATAAAATCCATCTGCCTCGATTCGCCGCCGCCGGCCATCTCAATGGCTTCCCAATCCGTAGGACGGCGAACGATGAATGTTTTCCCGTCCACCGTTACCCTCGTTTGCCGAGCCTTGCGGATTTTCTCAATTAACGGATTCATTACGGGATCGTGTAGGTAGCAGCGCCATTCATCGACACGGCAGCGGGAGAAGTGGTGACTCCTTGTGAGCTACCACCGGGAAGACCAGCGTAGCCTACTGAGCCATAAAAACAGGCTGCGCGTCCATTGGGCCACTTGATACGGAATGCCTTGCTGGTTCGGGTCGTGAAAGCGTCCAGCATGGCGATTTGAGCCGAGTCAGACGGGTCCCATTGCATCGTCATGTTGTAGCTCATCGCAGTTGCACCGACCACGATTTGCTTGTCCACGGTATCCGAGACTGTCGTGGTATCGACAAACTTGATATCACCACCGGACGGAGAGAATTCCTGACAGCCAGGAATAGAAATCCCCATGGTCAACTTCTCGAAAGTGCCGCTGGTGAACACGTCGAAATTTGACGTATCTATTCCAACATCTCCCGTAGCGGTGTTCTTTAACTGGAAGGAGTCAGTATCCTTGTTAACCACGGTGAACACGCGCTCATTGATCTGAGTCACGTTTGAGCGAATCAGAATCAAGTCATCATCCAGCAATCCGTGAGCCGTGGCACTGAATACTCCAGGGCTTGCGTTCGTCATCGCTGAAATTGTCACAGCAGCGGCAATGGCGCTCTGCATCGAGAGTACCAGCCCTGAATTTGTATAAATCTTTGCCATTTATTGCTCCTTAGAAAACAAAAAAGCCGCCCGAAAGCGGCTTGATGGGATTGGTGAAACTTTTAAAGCAATGAATCTGGTGAACCTTCCTCTGTCGTATAACTTATGCGGAATGAGAGAGTGACTTCAGCGTGATATGTGTACTGCCCGTCCTGTCCTTCTCCTTCGATCACGGCCATGCTGGTGCTGATATGCTCAAGCGAGCCGACCATTACCTTTGCGCGCAACGTGTCCTGCGTCAGCTTCGTTTCGATCTCTGCCGAAACTTCATCCATCCTGTCTTCGATGGATTCCTTGTCTCCAGTACCCGGCAGCCGCAGCATTCCGACTATCGAGATGATCAGATCCCGATCGTAATTACAGGGATCGTTTACTACCCCCACTTGCGAAGTCTCGGACTCAACGAAGACCATCAAGTACGGCCAGATAACCCGGCTTGAAGCGACGCGAGATTCAACTACTGATTTCCAGGCAACAGGACTCCTTGAGAGGATGTTTGCCACAGCCTCCCTGATAATTTGCCGCGCGTGCATCAGATGAATTCGTACCGGTAGTTATCGAGAATGTCTCGGATTGCGTAGGGAATGCGCGAGACAGTTATTCCGTTTTCCCCTTGTGGCTGGAAGTTTGTCCAGTGCCCAACAAGCAGGATTATTTGCTCCCGAATCAAGGCCGGCACAGATTCGACCGTAGCGCCATAGCCTGCAGTAAACTGGATGCGCACTGCATTCGGCTCGCGTCGCGTATAAGGCCATGCCACATCGTAAGCAGATTGGACGAACGGGATAAAAGCGTACGTGTCCAGCGTGTAATCAGAGGATGAGACAGTTTGCTCAACCCCATTCGTGTCTATGTATTTAACCGACTCAACGGCCAAAGCTGATGGGCATTCGTGCCGATCGACGAAGCAATCCCATCTGATTTCGCGTGTCTGTGTAAGCAGAGCACGGCCTGTATACTGTTCTACCAGCTCCCTTGCCTCTTTGATGCGCCGAGACAGAAGGCCGTCGCTGCGAGTGTCTGCAATGCCTAGCTGGTCTTTTACTTCCGCGAGAGATACCGGCTCAAGCAATGGAGGAGTGATTACCTTCATGCCAGCTCCTTTCGGACAGTCACGGCGACAAGGTCAACGTTGGTCAATTTCTTTCCGTTCGTATCAGTAATCTCGACTTCAAAGGACATGCCTGGAGCGAATAACTCTCCAGCGCCAAATTGATACTTGCATATCCCGTTCGCAGCATCCTCTATCGTCATGGCCTGATCTACTGCCACACCTGTTTCGTCTTTCCAGTGAAGATTCGCCGTGCTGCCAGACAGGTTTATTGGATTGCTATTCGCATCGACGCAAGTAACCCTCAGCACTGAAGCTGTGTCGTTAGAAACGAAATCCATTAGTTAAACCTTGTCTGAACCGACTTGGAAGGATTGAACTGAGCGTTGAAATCCAGTACTGGATTGAATACTGCTGTGCGATCTACTATCGAGGTTATTTCTGTAATCGTGCCAACTACTCCAGCAGCTACGCATATATCGCTGTCAAGCGTTAAAACGAGCGATCCTGAAACGCTACCAACAACACCAGAAGAAGCTAATGAGTCCCGTGACTCGACATAGGCAAGGCTGGCTATTACTGTAGTTGTGCCAGCAGAAGAAGCCGTGTCGTTCGCGCTTGTACGAGCCAGCGAACCTGTTACTGTTGTGCTGCCTGAAGCTGCTGGCGTGTCACTAGCATTAGTCCGATTGACGCTGCCTGATACAGCGCTGCCTACCGCTCCTGAAGCGCTGACTGAATCGTTTACATTGGTTTTTGCAACACTACCTTTTACGGCAGTTGTGCCACTAGCAGATACCGAGTCTCCAGCGTTAGTCTTGGCTAACGACCCTGTAACTGTTGTCGTACCGCTTGCTGCGCTGGTATCGCTTGCGTTTGTATAGGCTAGTGAGCCTGATACAGCAGAACCGATAGAGCCTGAAGCAGAGCATGTATCGCTGGCATTCGTTTTAGCCAGGGAGCCGGTAACAGTAGTCGTACCTGAGCCAGAAACGCTATCGCTTGCATTGCCCCTAGCTACTGTGCCTGTGACCGTTGTTGTGCCAGATGCCGAGGATGTATCGCTGGCATTGGCCGCATTTACTGTGCCGCTTGCACCAGAAGCAGCAGCAGGATAAAAAACTACTTCGGGCTCTGATTCGAATATCTGCCACGGATTAGCGTGAAGCGAGATGATTAGATCATCGCCGAGCCATTTGTCCAGCAGATACCCATATGCCAGCGGGCCTTTTAATGGAACAACGCCACCACCGCGCTGCCAACCGATGCGAAGAGACGCTATAGATGTTCCAGGGACTAGAACCGAATTAATGGAGGACTGCTTTATCCCATTACGAAACCAAGCGTGCTCACCTCCTGTTTTCCACCTAACTGCGCCGTGCCAAAACTGCCCGGCTGTCCAGCCACCAAGGCTAGTAGCCCCGCCATATCCATTTATGGAGAAAAACAGGGTATCCGTGCCAGACTGAAAAATCGTCCAGCCATTTGCGCCGGATACACAGTCGATCAATCCTCGGAAGTTATCAACCGCTGTAAATATCCCGCCCCAAAGGAACGTAAATTCCTGAGTCGGAATATTCGCTGTGCCGTAATCAATGTAGTTATCCGTTCCATTGAATACGATGCCCGAACCAATAGGCGTTGTGGCAAACGTTGGCGCAGTACCGCCCACAGTTGGTTGAGCTATTAGCGCCCCGGCGTTCCTGGCCCACTGGGCAGCATCGCCATACCCTATTACTTGCGCCGAACTCCCGACTATAGCCGGATGATCTGTATTTATCCTTGCCGGATAAAGCGGTTGATTCTGAAGTAACGGCATTACGAAACCGTGGTGAGCTCGCTTAGGAACGCCTCAACGGTTACGGCTTGTCCTGTGTTGCCAGTAAATTCGACTTCAAGACACATAACCTCAGGCCCTATTGGATAAGCCACTTCCAGAACAGATGCATTACCCGTTCCAGGCCCAACAGGAGCATAAAGAGTCTTCCAATCCGTTCCAGCAGACGCGGCAGTGGGAAGCGATGTGTTATGGGCAATTAAAACGCGCACAGTACATTGCACAGTCGGGCCAGTTGCTCCGTTTGTAATCTTGCACGTCAAACGACTCGGACCTTGAGCACCAGTAAGCAACAACGTTCCGCGAGTAGTCGAGCCAGCGGCATTTGATGTGCTAGCTACTAAAGTACGCGCTGTTTTAGTCAGAGCCATACTTAGTTACCGTTAGCAAAGACGTTGACTGCAGCATTTACAGCAGTCTGGACTGTTGCATCATCAGCGCCAGTAATCTGAGAAAGGGCAGCAGCCTTATTTTGAGCAAGAACGGGCCACATCA